TAGTTATTTTCATTTCAATTTTTTTTACATAAAACTTTTGATCCAATCAGTTAATCCTGATTCTGTTCTATCGCCTGAATATACAATTACTTCTCCATTTTTTTTTTCCAAAAGAACAGTGGGATAACCTTCTATAAGTTTTTCATGTTTACTTGGTATATTTTTATCTGTATTTTGAACTTTATATACATTTAATTCTGGATTTTTTATATGTAATTGAGTAAATTTATCCCATTCAGGATTAAAATTCTTGCAATGTTGACATCCATCCATCCAATAGTAAACAACTGTAGTTTTTTTATTTTCTAATCCTTCATATGAATTAGTGAGTTTATTTCCCATTAAATAATTAACAATAAATCCAATAGCAAATACTACAAAAATTGTTAATAAGATATAAAAAATATTATTTGCATTATTTGTAAATGGTTTTCTATTTTTTAAATTAAATCGTTTCATTATATATAATTAAAATTATTATTTTTTTTTCATAAATTATTCTCTCAATCTCTCAAATAATAATTTTTAAAACTTTATTTTATTTAAATATTCTACCTATTTTAATAAAATATAGTGAATTTTTCATATAGTAATTAAATTAATTATTAAATACTAAATATGATAAAAATAATCCAAAAAAGTTTTTAGAAAAGATATCTAAAATATTATAAAACGCATTTTTTATTTTATAATTAAATAGTGCTGCTATACCATATAATCCCCAGATTATAAACATCAAAAAGAATAATAAATAATTTTTTTTATTTCCTATAACATAATATATAAAGATTTTATAAAATAATAATCCAAAGAAATAAAAACCTATTAGAGTTGATAAAATAATATTTACTATATTTATTTCTTGTAAATATCCAATTATTAACATATTTAAATTATAAAAGCATAATTCAAGTATTTTTCTAAAATCTTGTTTAAAGAATGTTATCATATTATAATATATTTTTTTAGATGAATTATTATAATGAAAATATATAATTATAGATAAGATCATTGTTGGTGTTGTTAAAAACCAATCATAATATCTATATTTAGCTATATCTGTTTTATCTACATTTTTTTTATAAAAATATATAAACCATAAATAAAATATAGCTTCAATAAATTGTACAATATTTTCAAGTAATAGAGCATTTTTTAATATATATTTATAACTAGGAACTTTTATAAATTGTGCAAAAGTTCCAATAATTAATGTAATAATTTGAATTAAAAATGAGAAAATCATTGTATTTTTCACTATTAAATTATTTTGCATATATATATATCGAAGTTTTTATTCAAAAATCAAATAAATCCAATATTTCATTTGCTAAATTTTCTCTCGATCTTCCAATAAAAAATGAATTCCCATATGATAATGCTTTGGGTCTCAATATATTTATTTTAACATTAGGATTTTGTATTTTATAATCATTTATCAAATCTTCTTGCTTATTTTTTGCTCTATAAACATCTTGTAAATATAAATCATTCATTATTTTAATACCAATATTAGAATCAGTTAAGCTATTTCCAACACCATATGCACTTATTAAAACAATATTATTAATAATTTGATTAGATTCTAATATTTTTTTTGTTAAAATATCTGAATAATCATGTTGCCATGGTTTTGCTCCAGTAGTAAAAACAATATTAGAAAAATTATAGTTATAAAAATTGTAATAATTGGTAATTTTTAAATTGCCACTTCGCAATAATAAATTAGTTTTTTTATCATTTAATCCTCTTCCTCTATAAGGTAATTTTATATTATTTGGATTATTAGTTAATGTTAAAATTTTCAAATTTTTATTGATTCCTTGATATATAATTTCTCTTCCTAATCCACTGCTTCCACCAACTACACATAAATTATATGCATTTATGTTATTAAATAATAACATAAAGATTAAAACAAATTTCAAAATCATAATAAATTAATAATAAAAATTGATTTTAAATGATTATATTTTTAAATATTTAAATATTTAAATTATAATTATGCTTTTATTAAAATTAAATGATTTAATAAAAGTTAAAATTATCAACAGACCATCTAAAATTTGTAAAACACCCTATGTTGCAGATATAGAACTTCCGGATGGTTCGATTGTACAAGCGCATTGTGCATCTCTTGGTTGTTGCGGATTATGTGAAAAGGAATGTTATGTATATGCATCTCCAATATTATCTAATTGTCCTCAATCAAAATCAAAAGTTTGTAGTTATAAAATATATTTATCACATATTTACGAAGAAAAATTTATAAATAACGAAAGATTTATTAATAATCAAATTATTGGAGTAGATCCAAAACTAGCGGAAACATTAGTAGAAAATGCATTAACTTCAAACTGTTTTCCAAGTTTACAAAATATTAAAAAACATCGTCGTGAAGCAGCATTAGGTAATTCACGTTTTGATTTTATTGGTATTGATGAAAATAATAAATATTTTATTTTGGAGGTGAAAAATGTCCCATTATCAGATTTTGCAGATGTAAATTATGTAGAGAAAAAGAAATTATTAAAAGCTGATGCATTTAAAAATATGAAATTTAATGAAAAGATTTCTTATTTTCCAGATGGTTATAGAAAAACTAAAGAAGGCGTTGTTAGTGAACGGGCATTAAAGCATATTAATGAATTAGCAGATATTACCTTATCTAAAATAATTAGACCAATTATTTGTTTTGTTATTCAACGAACAGATAGTGGATCGTTTCAAGCATCAAATATTGATCCTACATATAAAAAAGCATTTAATGATGCAGTAAAAAAAGGTGTAGAAGTTATAATATTAATGATCGAATGGACTCTAAATGGTGAAGCAAAATTTGTAACTTGTGATTTACCAGTTAATTTATAAAGTATTAAAAACTTCTTTATATTCATTTAAAAAGTTATTTACTAACTGTTCGGGAATTTCATCAAAACTAACTAATTTTCTATTTAATATAAATTTTTCGTAGCTATTTTCTTCTTTTTTAAATGCTTCTTCTAATAAATTAAAATCATTATAATATTTTTCACATGTTTTTGGACCACATTTATTAAATACCGGCATTATATTATCGGATTTATCACCTAAAATTATTTTATAAAATAGATTTTTCTCTGCTTCTGGATATACTTTTTTAGATTCTCTCAAATTTTTATTTTGAAAGTTAATAATTTCTGTATAATCATCTAATAACTGTAAATAATCATGATCATTTGCTATAATATATATTTGAGCTTGTGGGTATTTTTCTCTAATAAATTTTTTAGTAATTGCTATAACATCGTCTGCTTCTAAAGTAGGAAATTGCAATACATGATTAGCTCCTGCTTGATATAAAAGTTTATTGTCTTCTTTATATACATGTTTGAAAAATGGTCCACCCATAAATGAATCATCTTTATCTCGAGTTTCTTTATAGTGATTATATAAACTATTACGCCAAATATCTTTTCTACTGCAATCTCTAGCAGCAATAATAGTAGATGGAATAGCTGGTTTTGAACGTTGTTTATGTAATTTTTGTTTTTTCTTGAATCCTTCTAATGATTCTAGAAAAGTTTTAATAAATTTTTCTACAAATTCTTTATTTTCATAAGGATTTTCAAATAAATCTTCGTCTGGATTTGCATGTTTCCACCATTGTAAAATGGCAAAATATCTGTAAAATATCCAATAACTAGTATCTACTAAAATAAATACGTTATCAGTCATAAGTTAAATATATTAAATTATAAATTAAATTTAATATACTTTTCAATTTTATTTTTGTAACAATTATTAAATTTCTAATAATTTATTAGCTTGAGTCAAATCTTTAAATACTTTAATTTGTTCAATATGCAAATCTTTTGTTAATTTATTAGATAAACCACCTACTATTTGTAATGATAAAACAATCTGGTTAAATTCTTTAGTTAAAGATAAATTATAAGCATTTAATGTTTTATTTAAATAATTAAAAAAATTAACTATTTCACTTTTTGCGGCATATTTTTTTAATCCATATATAAGTTTTTCTTCTAGTTCATTAAGATTATTTATTTCTCTCTTTGATTTTATAAAATATTTTAGTTTATCAAATATATTATCAAAATTTTTTATTATTTCTGTATTATAAAAAAAATTATAAAAATTATTCTGACTTTCTTTTGACGGATATGAAACAATACCAAAATCAATTAGTCCAATTTGATATAATGGTAAATCTGGATTTAAATCATTTTTATAAAAGAAAATATTACCGGCATGTAAGTCACAATGTACTGCACTATTATATAATACACTTATATATCCAAATTTTAAAATTAATTTACCAAATTCATTTTTATCATGTTCACTAAAATTTTCTATATCTTTAAAGGTTAGCCCTTTTATATCTTCCATAACTATAATATTTTTTAAATCATTTGTTATTTCTTTATAAACACTTGGAATTTTAAATTCTTCTATATTACTATTTTTTGACTTAAAAATTTCTATATTACTTGCTTCCTGTAGAAAATTTATTTGATTTAATAATATCTCTTCATTATCTAATAATAAATTATATAAATTAAAGTTTTTTAAATATGGAATATAAGAAACTATATATGCTAATAATTTTAATTCGTTACAAACTGAAATTAATCTTTGTTTGATGTCAGTTTTTAACATTTTTATTATAACATTTGAATTGTTATTTTTATCAAAACCTTTAAATACTATACCAATAATACCTGAATTTATTGGATCATTTGTTTCTAGTAATATATTATACTTTGATTCTAATGTATTTAATAGTTCGTAATTAATTTCTTCATTTATATATGGTACATTATCGGTATATTTTAATAAATATTCTTTCTCATTCTCATATAATAAATTTTTTTCTAAACATAATGATTGAAACAGTTTTAGATATATAATATTTTTCTTTTCAAGCTTATATGTAATAGCTTTTACTAATTTAATCCTATCTAAATTTTTTTTATATAAAATATTATCAATATTAAATTTAACAATTTCACTAATAAAAATATATAATAAATTTGATATATTTCTTAGTGTAACTATTTTATATAATAAATCATTTTTAAATAATATCAAATTATTTAATATCATATAATAGTATTGTTTAATTTATCTATAAATTGTTTTAAATTATAAAATATTTTTTTAAACATTAAACCGATAAAATTTTCCATATAAATTGGTAAATCATCACTTATTAAAATTTGAAAATCAAATTTAAAATCAATATCAATTGAAGTATTTAAATTTTTATCACTATTTAAATCTAAACTATATACACTTATTATTGTTTTACCATAATTAAATATTAATGGTTCTATTTTATTAGTATCTATTTGAATAATATTTAAATATTTTTTTTTTAGTTCATTATCAATTAAGCTTAAATCTTTATTATTATAAATAATATTTTTAGTGTCATTATCAATTTCTTTTTTTGATCTAAATAATAAATATTTTTGTTTAATACCTATTTCTTTTGCAATATGTTTTAGAAGTATACAAATATCAATTTCATCTTCATTTAATTTATTTAATATAATAATTTTTTCTATTAAATCAGAATTAACTTTTTCTAATAATTCATATATTTCAAAACCGAATAATGAATTAATATTTACTTTCGATGGGTCTAATTTATTAAAATCATATTTTAAATTATAAGCTTTTTTATTATCTCTAATATAAGATTCTAAAAGTATATTTCCTTTATCGCAAACTAACGATTTATTTTGATAATTATTTGAAATTATTTCTTCCATTTATAATAAATATTAAATATTATTTATTATTAAATTATTTACGTATTAATAATTTTTAAATATCTCAAATAATTATTTTTAGAAGTATTTTTTTAATTTTTACCATGTATAATGAATAAACATAAAGTTGCGTAATTTTTGTAAAAGTTTTCCAATTAAACTAAATTTTGGATTAGTAGTTAAATTAATTATTAAAGTAATTCGTTTACCATCTTTTACTTGTTTAGATACTTTATGTATTACTTTATCACCATTATATACTATACCTTGTCCAACGTTTATTGTTATTTTTTTCTCATTCTTATTTTTATCTTTTATTGTCAAAAATGATTCATTTTTATCATTTATATATAAAGGTATTAAAACAGTATATCTTGAACCTAATGTGAAATTGGTGTCAAAATGATAACTCATAAAATCATTTTCTTGATAAAGTTGCATTGCAATATGTAATGGTTCTATATCATGATCCATATAATATAGATCTTTTTCATTTATTATATTTTTTATTTTTAATAAAAACGATTCATTATTAAAATCTCTCAATAATTTATTACAATTATTTGAAATATCTATATAATTAAATACTTTGCAGCTAGAATTATTAAAATTTTTTTGAGGATTTTTAGTAAACCCTTTCTCATTTAATAAATCAACTAAATATTCAGAATTACTAATATCTACATTAAAATAATGTATAGTATCATTATATGAAAAATAATTTCTATAACTTATAAAAAGTATACTTATAAATATTATTAAAAAAAAAATTTTTTTATAAAATACCATGATATTTTTATAATATTTATTTATTAAATTTTAATATAAATATCACAATAAATAATATTAATAATGTTAATAATATTAAAATGTAATTTTTATATAAAAAATACATTATATACCAAGCATCAGGAGATTTATCTAAATTTAATATTTTTATAATTAATTTATTAAGAATAAATAAAATATATATTTTATACCAATTTTTCATATTTTCAGTTTCTGGAAATAATTGAACAATTAAGGGGTATTTATAAGTATATTTATTATTTAATTTA